TTTAGAGCTTCTGACGCAGCAATTCTGTCTTTAATTGTTAAAAAACTGCCAGCTGGAAGGATTCCAAGAACAGTTTGCACTGCTTCTAGTGCGTCATTAAGGTTGGCGTGTTGCTCTGCGTGAGGAACTACTCCAGAACTTAAACTATCTGTTGCTGTAGGATTAATAAAATTGTCTAGAGAACTTGGATAACTAGTTGCCATATTGCGTACCTTTATAAAGATATAATCTTATTTGAGCCATTGCTCCAGTTTATAGTAATGTTTGTTGCTGAATTAATACCTGCAAAAGGTATACCGGTTGCAGTATCAATATATGCTAAAAGTCTAGAAGTTGAATCAGTTCCAGAATCTTTATATATTACTAACGCCTTAAATGCTAACCCACTATATTGTGCAACAGTTACATCGTCAGCGTCTATTACTCCCAAAATATTTGTTACATTCGTTAAGGAAGAAGTTCTTTCTTTTATATAAGAACCAGAAATGTTAGAAACAAACTGATCAGTATTTTGACTAGGAACATAAGAGTCTGTAACTAAAAGAACTTTTAAAGAATCAGAAGAAATATTAAATTCACCATTTAATAAAGATTGTTTTGCTTTTCCATATATAAAATTAGCCACTTTAAATGCCTATATCTTTAGAAACTATTATTCTGTATTTGTATCCTGTTTCAAAATAATCTTTGCTATCTGAGTAGTATGACGGTGTAGCGTCAAGAGATGGGAAATCTACGTAAACTTCTGGTTTCCAAGAATGCATAGAGACATTGGTGGACAAGTTCTCCCATCTTGTTGGCTGAAATTGAATTTTCTTTCTTTGAACTTTAAAATATGAATTATTTAAAAAGTTGCTTGCAGGTCTAGAGCTAAAAGATATAATAACTCTTCCATTATTATACGCATTGTCTAAATAGAATTCTCCATTTTCTGGATCAATACTAGTTATGTAAAATCTTGGATTCTTAGCAAGGATTTGAACAGTCGTAAAAGCGTCTGTTCTAATAGAATGATCTTCTATTAGAAGTTCTTGAATTAAAGGAGCTGTATAAGAATTGAATTCAGATGGAGTTGCTGACTCTGCTTGGCAAAAAACTATTTGTTCTTCGGTGATAGACTCATTAGCAGCATCGAGAAAGTTAATTAATCTAATTCTATATTCTTGACCAGATTGTCTAACTGTATCCCAATATAATTTTAGTGTTCTTGAAATTTGATTATAATCTGCAATTGTATTTATTTGCAAAAATGGATTAGCCAAATTAGAAGGCGTTGCGTCGGTTGTCTGAACTACAAAGTTAGCGTTTGCAAGACTAGAAATTTTTATGGTCTTACCAAATCTAATAACAACCATATTGTTATCGACAATAGCGTATTCAATCAAAGGAAGCGACACATCTATCTCCTGTTTATAATATTCATCTTATATAGTAACGAATTAAGTCCATAATAACAACAGAGGAGTGGCTCGAAAGCCACTCCTCTGTCACTAGGGTGTCGTAACTATAACGGACCCTAAGATTATTACATTTCGTTAGTAACTTGAACCTCGTAGTTGCGAGCGAGTCTAACGTTCTTAGCAACTGTGATACCCTCACCGTCACCAAGCATTACGATGTCATAACGCTCTTTCATCTTCATCTGACGAATGTCACGGCTAGGATCATCAAACTGATCTGTGCTCATGTCATCCTTGACAAGAATGGTTCCAACCTCATTGCGGTCGATCAAGAAAAGATCTGACTTAGCTGCGGTTGCACCACTCTTAGCTGTGAAGCTTACGAAAGGTGAAACAATAACATTCAATCCCATTGGTGCACTTGCATTCAATGCACCATCAACGTTTCCGGGACGGTAGCCCCAGCTGGTGTTGACTGCAGATGCAGCACCGCCCATGTGGAAGATAGCATCCTTAAGGAAGATCGACCACATAAGTGGGTGAAGTATAAAGTCTGTAGGAACATGCTTTTCTGCCATGAGTACAGCAGCCATGTCAACGATGTCATCCCAAGTGACGGTCAAATTGAGAGCGCCATTGATGTCACGACCGGTTGTATCATCGTATGAACCACTGTCATTGTCAAAGGCTATAGTTGCAGCATCTTTGAAACGGCTCAATGCAATCTGTTCCTTGAGACGTGCCATAGCGCGTCCCGCAGCTCTTACATGGAGACCGACAATGTCCCATAATGAGTCGGCAATGACTTCTTCAGTGAATGAAAGCTTGACACCCTTCTTGGATACCTTGCCCTCAATCTGCTTTGCGAAGGCTAATGCCTGCTCTGGATATTCTTGTCCTTCTGGGATCTCAGCAGCTTGAATTGCGTTTACTGCAGGAAACTCCAAAGAGCGTCCTTTTCCTAAACGAACCGTTGAAAGAAGTGGCGTAACCAATAATTGTGGTTCTGCTGCTTCTCTAAGAGTACGTGAAATAACCTTAGGGAAAAGGGCAGCTGCGTCTGACGATGCAAATGCTTCCTTAATTGTTACTCTATTGTTCTCGTCAATGTGTCCGTCTTCGGCCAGCGCGGCTTCCCAAGCTGGGAGACCCGAGAGGAGCTCTTGGATTGTTTTGCTCATCTTAGGATTATTCCTTCTGTTAGTGTTTTTCTTTATTCTATTTTATTAAATTGTTAAATTAACGCGGAATGCGCCAATTACGTTGGTAACATCCAAATTACTGCGGATACCAAGCTTGCCTGAGAAAGAACCTGAACGAGTAAGTTCAAATACTGTCTTCAAAGCACCTGGGTCCGAAGGAAGTTGCATGTAGGAAAGCAAGCCATCATCAAAGTTGGTTGCAAACTTTTCTACCTCTATGACCTTACCAACTTGAAGGTAAGAATAGACATCGCTTCCGCTAAGGAAGTTAGCAGCAGCTGCCTTTACTGGGCGACCCATGTGATCCGAACGAACAACGTCACCAATAGCAACGTCAGCGTTAATTCCACTAACCATTGGATATTCTACATAACCATGAGTAATGAAACCTGCACCCTGTGAGGTGCCCTTGTCAAATGGACGGTAAAGGTCGTACTGTGCAACACCAATTGGAACTGATCTTGCACCAACGGTAACTCCATCGCCTGATGGGGTTGTAGTTGGAGTTGCACCTGCTAATGGGTCCCAACCAGAAATTGTGTCGCCCCATACTTGTGCACTAGCAGTACCATTGGCAGGAACTACCATTGCGTCACCGGTTGTTGAATTTGCAACTACGGAAAGAATGGTTCCCTTTGGAATGACAATCTCGAAACGATCGTCTTCACTGTCTGTGTACCAGGTTGGAAGACCTTGGCTTGGAAGAAGGTAAGCTGCTGGAGCAATACCCTCTGAAACTACGAAACGGCCTGAACCAGTTTTGGTTCCTACCTTACGAAATTTTGCTAAACTCATTTAATTTTCTCCTTGTATTATTATTAAAGTTTACGACGACCCATGAGAGCATCTACAAAAAGTTGCTCTGGAGTTTTTATTTCATCTTCTTGAACAAAATCTTCCTGCTTATCTAGAGTGTAGACATTGTCTTCACCTTCAATGACAGTAAGTTCAGAGTTGATTTCTGGCATTGTTCCCTTGGCTGATTTAGCCATTGGAAGTTTTGCAAGATCTCTTAATGAATCAGCCAATGAATTAGCACTACGTGTTAAGTGCTCTCCAATGAGTTCTTCTCTAAGTTCATGAGACTCAATTCCAGTTGCAATCTTTGTATCAACGACTCTCTCTACGAGAGTTCTATGCATTGCGCTCTTGAGTTTTTTGTTTTCTTCTTCAAGCTCTTGAAGTTTTTTTGTAGCGTCGTCAACATCTTGCTCAGAGACTACTTTTTCGTCAGTGAGATTCGTATTAGACTCTTCGGTTGCTTGAGTTTCTTCTTCTGTTGCAGCATCGGCGGAATCAACCACTTCTTCAGTAGGTACTTCTGCTTCTTCTGTAACTTCAGTAGACTGTTGCTCATCAGAAGCTGCTGATGAGTCTTTTGCAATTTGAGCTTCAAGTTGAGCAATTTTTTCATTTGCCTTCTTGAGAGCATCAACTGCATCATCTTCTAGATCTTTTTTATCTGTAACGTTTTCTTCAGTTACTTCTTCTTCAGTCTTAAGTGACTCTTCTACCTCTTCAGCTCCTTCTTCAGGAGTTTCTGCAGTTTCTGGATCTTGTGACTCTTCAACACTTGTATTAGAAAGTGCTGACAGATCTTGGCTTAGTTCTTCTACTGTAGCCAAAATGTCTTCATCCTTAACGTTTTCATTCATAGTGAGATTCTCCTCATGGACATCTTTATTATCATTCTCATCAGATAGTAATGGATCATTAGTATTAATGTAATTTTCGCTTTCCTGTATAGCCATAGCGGAAAGAAACGCACCTTTTAGATGCAGGTAAACTGGTCTTGATTCTTTGCTTTTCAAATTAGCAAAAAGTGATTGATTCTCTTCTACAGAAAAAATATCTTCTTTATCCATGCTGAGAACAAAAGCTGAGCTTCTTGCTACCCACTGTGAATCAGATGTTGCTATAGCATTTGAGCCTGGTGCAGCAACGGCTCTAACACTTGACTTAGAGTCTGCTGGCTGATTTACAAAAGAGTATTCCTTGAAAGAAATGTCTTGCATATCGATGAAAGCAAGCTTACCCTTGTAAACTTGACCTCTTTTGAAGCGAGCCATTTTTGGCTTTCCGCTTTCGTCAAGATTAGCAAGATCGTCGCCACTGATAGAACAAACTGCTTTTCCAGCTCTTCCTCCAACTGATCCCGTCAAGTATCTCTTGTCCATAACTTTTTGTACAGCAACTGGATCTGTGATAGCAATCTGCAATCGAACAAAGGATGAACCATCTTCTTCCTTATCCATTCTTGCTGCCATAACTCTACCTATAGGCTCAGAGTTAAGATCATGATTAAGAATGATTGGCTTAGGGTAAGGCTCTACCCAAGACTGCAAAGCTTTTTCTAAAGCCTCTGCAGAATAATTATTATAGTTTCCGTGTTAAACCTTCATGTATGGCTGCAACCTCAATGATTAAGCCCTGATTAGAATCAGATGATTCCTTAAATGAAAAGTCCATTTTTGAAAAATCTGGAAGTTTAACTGTAAAATTTTCTACAAAATCGAAACTCATTAAGTTCTCCATATACGCATAATTCAATTGCCTGAAATATATAGTAATTTACTTTTATAACATTAAACAATTTTATATAAAGATATCATATTTTTATATAGTTTTCAAATTGTAATAAGTTCTCTTTTGTCACCCATTTGTTGAAACTGTGGCAAAAGATTCTCGTGCATTATGTGAGCAGCGTATATATAACTTGCACAATATAAGGAATAACCTTTTAAAGCTGCGTTCTTTGACCAACCAAGGTCTTCTCCCTGAGAGTGTATCTCGTAGTCAACATTATTGTAAACGTCTTTAGACATCATTTTAGCTGCCATTATTACATCAGATTTAAAATAAGTTCCCAAGGGGTAATTATTTTTTCTATAGCCTTTAAACTCTTTTTCGTCTGCCCAATTCATAACACTTGGATATTTTGTATCAAAAGGAGTCATAAACATTAATGGACTAACTGCGTCTGCTGTATCATTAACGTGTGCTATTAGTAGTTCTAATGTATTTGGGTTCTTTAGTATTATGTCAGAATCAAGACTAAAATAATAATCAGGCTGAAGTTCTCTTACTCTTGAAAGAAGGGAGTTTCTAAGATTGACCATATTTTCATATTTTGAAATAGTCCACTGTCTTGAGTTTTCTTCGTGATTATAGTGAGGTATATCATTTCTTTCCCTTATTTCAAACAAAGGAATCTCAGGATGATACTGTCTCCATAATTTTAACATTCTTACAGTTGCTTCATCGTCTGGTGAAGTTTCAAAAATAAAACCAATTTTATTCAGAGGAATAGATTGTCTTTCGAGCGATGCAAACCAGATTGGCAAAATCCAATCTCTTTTATAAATTGGACATCCTATTATAAGTTTCATTATTCTACTATTTGTTTAGGTTCTTCTTTTACTTCAGCTGTTTTTTTTGGAGATACTTTTTTATCTTCAACTTTTTCAACAGCTTCAATAACCTCCGCTATCTCAACAGCTTTTTCAGCTGGAGCAGAAGCAGATGCTGTTACCGGAACTTCTATAATATCATCGTCTTCTGAGACTTCTTCCATGGCGTAGTTGAATATGTCCATCATGCCATCAATGATATCTACCAATACTTGGAGAGCCAAACGTGTTTGACCATTTTCTACTGCTATCTTGAATCCTTCAATTGCATCTTCTTTTAAGAGATACTGTTTTGATATATCTGAAACTATTTTAATTGACATTTTTTTCCTCATTCACATTTTCTTGTTGTTCTTGATCTTCTACTATCACTACATTATACTGCTCTTCGAGAAGATTTTCAACCATGCCAACCCAGGCAGAATCTGATCTCTTAATATTAGGCGAGGTTAAACGACCCTGTTGATTTTGTGGTCTCATAACATTGCCTGCGCCTTTTCTGTTTGAAGGCATATTTCTTTGGCCTTTTGGTGCTGGAGTTTGTTTGTCTCCATCTTTTACAACATCTTTACTGGTTTGAAGTTTTGCTTGAGTATCTGCTTGTGCGGAACCGACATCAATTTGGACTTGACCTTGTGCCGACATAAATAGACCTTCTTTATCCACTTGCGGATCTTCACCAATTTTCATTCTTGCTTCTTCTAAGGTTATAAGAGAGTTTACATACTTTTGTATTATATGTGTTTCTTTTTTAACTTGAGTATCAACATCTATCTCGTTGAACTTAAAATAACATCTGTCTGATATAGAAGATTCAGTTGGATTAACTAACGGATCAAAACCGCCCTCAAATAATAATTCATTAAAAACGTTAAGTCTTACCATCTCAGCAAATTGCTTTTGGAAATGTTTGATCTTATCGTATAGTGCTGTATCTAATCTTTCTGAAGCAGATCTGTTGCCACCACCCATGCTCATTCCAAGGTGATGTGGTGCAACTCCGAGTCCTACTGCAACTCTTTCCTTAAAATGATTCAAGTAATTTGATGCATCAAGTGCTGCGTTTTGAGATCCTATAACCTCAACATCATGTCTGAATGGAAGGATTAAACCACCTTCAGCTCTAAGATTTTCAATCTCTATTGCTGCTTGATCTATTTCTTCCGGCTCAGCTGGCTGATCTGCAGTTCCAATTCTGTACTTATACAATGGGAAAAGTTCTCTATGCACTAGGTTTTGAATGTCTTCTTCAATTTGTCTCAGTGCGACAACGTCATCCAAAACGTTTGCTAAGAATGGAGTACCAAATATTCTTCCTGGTTTTCTATCAAAGAATAAATGTATAACACTTTCAGCTGGCCATTTAGGATCTCTGTCCGTAGGCGCATACGTCATTGGATTAGTTCTCTGTAAGTATGCTTTTGGCTTGTTGTGCTTATCTCTTAAGATTCTTGCTTGCTCAGTTGGTATCAGATAATATCCAACAACTGGCTGTGCAGCACCTACTGGCTCTAATGCTTTAGGAAAATATTCTGCTAAATCAGCTCTGGCTTTAACAATAAATACGTTTGAAAATTTAAATAGTTGATCAGATAAATCAATAAGAAAATCTAAAAACGGCCTTCTCATAGCCATTTCCATGTAATCTATTCGTTGGTATAAGTATTGTACAGCTTCTGGATTTTCTCCAACAATCTGCCAACCTTCTTTCCAAAACAAGTCCTGGTATTTAGCCATTGCCTGCTTGACATATGAGTCAGTATCTATTGCCTGTATTATTCTATCAAAGTTATACGGAGAAGGTTCAAAGTTAGTTCTGCCAGTATAATAATAGTTTACGCCACGATAACCCAAGGCAAATGCTGCGACTCTCATCGCTTTGCTGAGTGATCCAATTTTATCTGGAGCTAGCTGAGCTGATTCAAAATCAAACTCAGACAGCTCAGACTTCTGAAAAGGTAAATATTGACGTATTGCCATAAGCTAATTAGCTCCAAATTCTAAAGATAATACTGTATAGTACAGTTTATTATTCTTTAAATTCAGCTTTGTCTTTCGGACTCTTGAAACGTCTTTTTGATAATGATGTCTTTGATAGCTTCAAGCCAAAAAACTGTCTCTGCTTCTGAGAAATCACTCTTATAAGAAAGATTAGAATTAGTAATCTTAATGGTAATATTCATTTCTTTTTCAGCTACAATAGCTTCTTCTGCTTGTACTACAAGCTCTTCTGGTAATACTGATTTTTTTGTCATTATTTTACTTTCTTTATAGTTTCTGCGGGCGTATCAAACCCATCTGATAGTTCTTGTTTTTGTTGGAGTTGCATAGTAAGCTGCTTAATCGTTGCATCTTTTACAATATTATCGATAGTTAGCTGCGTTACTTTTTCTTGAAAAGCTTGTATTATTAAATTAACATCTAAATTTTGATCTTGCATTTTAATCTCCTAATCATCTTGCATAAGAGATATTATATATTCTCTAATGCAGAAAGTCTAATTGCTAAAGAATCTATTTCTAGTTTCATTTTTTTTATTGCATGAAATAGCATTATTGAAATTTTTTTATAATCAACATATTCCGGCATATCGTTTTTGTCAAATTGGACAAGTTCATTGAATCCAACTTCTAATAATTGTTCTGCTATAACACCATACTGAATTTGTTGTTTTACCTGAGTTGATTCTTCTGTGTTTATAGATTCTTTGTTTTTATAAGTAAATTCAACAAGTTGTATTTGAAAAAATTTGTCTAAATCAAAATCAAGATTTTTGATATTTTCCTTAAATCTTATACTTGAACTACTGTAGCCAAGTTTTCCATCGCTTCGTATAAAAAGGTCCCTAATTGCCATCGAATTCCCTGGTACTTGATCTCCATAGACATACGGCAAAAAGAAAGCTCCATCATTTCTAAAACCTCCGCTAATTCCTCCATCTTGTCTTTGGGTTCTTAAAGTCCATTTGTCATCTGCATTGTCTTCTCCTCTAATTTTAAATGTTGTTATGTCGCCATCAGCAGTTGCGCCATTTACTCTTACATTATTTCCAATGGTTAAGCTTCCACCGATAGAACAACTTGTGCCAATTGAAAAGTTAGCTCCAATAGATCCAGTTGCTCCAGATAAAGAGCCACTAAAAGATGCTGAACCATCTGAGTTAAGGGATACTGTATTTGTACCACTAGAGTTATATATTTTTATGCCAGAAGAATCAATGCTCAACCTTGCTCCAGAAGTACCAGTGTTAACGTTAACACTATTAAGGTTAATCGTACCAGTTGTAATTGTTCCACCAGATATTGAAGTTACGTTTGCATTAACTGCTGCTCCATTTATTTTACCATCTGCTGTTGTTTGAGCGTTTGCTGCTGCCGTCGCTGCGTTATTTGCCGTAGTTACAGCAGCACTTACTGCTGTTGCAGTTTGAGAACCTATGGTTACGTTTCCAGCAATAGAAAGATTAGTCCCATCAAAAGCTAACTTATCCCCTAAAGAAAATCTACTAGATGTGTCTACATAAAAAGGAGTATTTGCGTTTGCGTATGTTCCAGTTCCTAAAAATATTTTATTTGTGCCTGCACTTATTCCTCCAACCGTTCCATCAGAAACTGTAGCGTTGGTGATTACCGTTCCAGTAGTTATTACGTTGGTTCCGTTCCATTCAAAAAAATTACTTGCATTGCCAACTTTAAAAATTGGCGTTCCTGCATTTGGAAGCCAATAGTTATGCGTGTTTAAGTTTATTGATGCCGCTGCAATTGAACCTCTTATTTGAGATGAATCAAAAATTGCTTGACCAGAACCAGATATCAACCACCCAGCACTTCCGGTTGTCCATTGAGTTCCATCAAAAGATCCATTATATGTGGAAGATTTAATAACAGAAGTTACTCCACCTAAAGTTATCGTGTGTGCACCTATTGTTCCTGCAGTAATTTTTGCTGCAGTTAAGCTAGAAATATATTGTTCCTCAATTAATGGAGTTGTACCAGATGAAACAAGATCAGTATATACAGGAGGAGTTCCAGCAGTATTAACTACTGCAACTCTTCCATAATATGTTTTAGGAGTAGAATCAGTAGAGTTAGTTACTGAGATTGTAAATACGTTAGCTTTATTTCTTCCACTTTTTATTGGTGTGGTTGAGCTTGTGGGATTAGGAATATCATACAATTGATATGCATATGAGTCTAAGTCAATGTCATCAACTGGATTAAAAGAAAACATTACTGTTTCAAAGTTTGCGGAAATTCCAAAACCAGTTATAGTTGATGGGACCGAAGAAACTGCTGGAGTTTTTACTCGTATCGTTTCTGGCAAATCATCTACAGCTACTATCTCAGTATTCTTAGGCTTGAGAGCAAATAGATAGTTAGCGTCTGGCTTTAATCCGTGTAATTGTTTTTTTAATAATTGTCATCGTATTACTCCGGTGCTTGTAAAAGATATTGAAGGATCTATCTCTTCTTTATTGAAAGAAAGTTTATAATTTTTACTGTAAGTATGTTTTGTTACTGAGAGTCCAGTTGCACTAGAAGATTGATTCTTGGTTGCAAGAAGTTCAATCTCGTAAGAGAAAGAACCATAGTAATCATCGTATGCATTTAGCCCAGTAACAGAAGTTTGCGTATTTAAATCTATAGTAAATATTGGAGTATCTACAACAGCATTTGTATTGTAAAGGT